GGTACCCGTCACCGGTTACGACGAGATGAGATTATGACCCTGGTCATCCGAAGCGTCGAGAATACAGAGCTCGATGCCGTTGTGGACATATGCGAGGCCGGGGTGGAAGAGACCAAGCTCGATGTTTCATTCGATCGAGACACAGCCCGCAACTGGCTCTGGACGTATATGCAGTCGGCCGAGGCTGACATCCTGGTGGCCGATATGGACGGAGACCTGGTGGGTGGCGTCATGGTGGTAGAGAGCAATGAGATCTTCACCCAGCCCATGTGCTACATGGCAAAATTCTGGGTGCTCCCTGCCGGCCGACGCTCCAGGGCGGCAAGAGATCTGATGAAAGCAACCGTTGTTTGGGCCGAGGAACGGAACTGCTCGCATATTTACTGCACGGCCACGGCTGACCTGGATGACCGGGAGCAGCGATTATTTATCAACCTGATGAAACGAACCGGGTTCCAGGAAAAGGGACCCGTCCTCAGCAAAGGATTATGACATGGGAAAAGTAGCGAAGATTTTTTCTCCAAAGCCTCCAGCACCCCCACCTACACCTGCGCCATTGCCGGTCAAGGAGACATCACCGGAGGTTGCCACCAAGTCTCGGTCAACCCGCCAGGCCGCAATGAACCGCCGAGGTCTAGCCATGACCCGGATGACAGGTGGAACAGGGGTTGGCAACCTGGATGATTCCCAGCAGCGCCGTTCCACATTGGGCGGCGCCTAGTGGGTAAGTTCGGCGGCAGTCTTACCAGCGATCCTCGGAGAGTTCCGGTTCCGCCGCCCACCATACCTCGGCGCTTCATTGAGCCGACGCCGGCGCAGAAGGCACAGGAGATAGAGAGCAGGACCGCGGTGTCCAAGGCTGGCGATATGTCCATGACCCGACGCCGACCAAAGCCGCAGGGTGATGGTGGCAAGACGGGTGCAGCGCCGTCCATGGCATCGAACGCTGGCCGTCAAACAACGCTTGGAGGCTATTGATGGCCGACGCAAAAAAGATCATCGAACGCTTTGAGACACGTCGGTCCGAGCGATCGGCACTGGATCAGCTGTGGGAAGAGATCGCTGAGGTCCTGTCCCCGGAGCGCATTGGGTTCACGTCGAAGACAGTCAACAACCAATCAGTCCGCCGAACCACAAAGATTTTTGACAGCACACCGATCTTGGCCAAGCGCGGCCTGGTGAACGCCCTGGGATCCATGATGCGTCCCAAGTCATCGGCACCTGGTAAATGGTTCGACATTGTCCCCGAGGACGAGGACCTCATGTCCAACCGAGCCGTGAAGGAATGGGTGGACTTTGCTGAAGGGCGCATGTGGAGAGCTCTCTACAATCCCAAAGCCCGGTTCATCCAGGTCACCGGCGAATGTGATGACGACTTGATCACGTTCGGTACCGGTGCTGGCTTCGTGGGCACCAACAAAGATGAAGATGGACTGCTGTTCAGATCCTTCCACCTGGCCGGTGTCTATCTGGATGCTGATGACCAGAACGAGATCTCCGGTGTGTTCCTCCTGGAAAAGCTCACACCCATCCAGGCAGCTGAGAGATGGGGCAAGGAGAACCTGGGCCGGAAGACGCTCGAGGCTATGGAGAACCCAAGGCCGGATGAGACTAAGAAGTTTGATTTTATCTGGTGCGTTAAAAACCGTAACGCTTTCGATCCACGCTATGGCGGCGCCAAGAACATGCCTATCGAATCCATTGTTGTGGATAAGGACAGTGAACACATCGTGGAAGAGGGGGGTTACGAAGAATTTCCATTTTTCCTGCCCAGGTGGGATACGCGGAGCATGGAGCTCTATGGAAGAGGTCCTGGCGTACTCGCATTACCGTCGGTGCTCACATTGAATCAGATGGGCAAGACCATGCTGAGAGGATTGCATCGCGCTGTGGCACCACCCTGGCTGCTGCCGGCCGACAGTACAGTGAACGCGCCCCAGCTGGTCCCGGATGGTGTCACCTATTACGACGCCAAGGCTGTCCGAAACATCGGTCTCTCCAACCCATTTATTCAGATGGAGAGCCGCGGCAACATTCCCTGGGGGCTCAATGCCCAGGAAGCAGAGCGGGAGCAGATCCATGGACTGTTCTTCCGCAACGTCCTGAACCTACCCATTGACTCGCCACAGATGACAGCAACAGAGATCAACGCCCGGCGTGAAGAGTTCATCAGAGAAGTGGGCGGTGTGTTCGGCAAGCTCGAAAATTCATACACCCAGCCCATCATCGAGAGAGTGTTTAACATCATGATGCGCCGCGGTGCCTTTGGTGATCTCACAGAGATCCCCGAGGAGCTCCAGGGATCGAGCATTACGTTCCGGTTTGCATCACCGGTCGAAAAAGCAAAGCGTCAGATTGAGGAACAGATGATCTCCGAATCCGTCAACAAGGTACTTACGATCGGACAGGTCCAGCCCTCGGTCATGACGCCCTACAACTGGGAAGAGATCGGCAAGTACATTGCAGAGGCCAACGACTTCCCAACCAAGCTGACCTACTCCGATGATGAGCTCGAGCAGGTCAAGGAGCAACAGGCCCAGCAACAACAGCAAGAAGAGATGATGCAGATGATGGAACGCGGCGCCGGCATGATCGGCCAGCTGCCAACTGGCGCCATGGAAGGCGGCGGCGGGGGTGAGCAGGTCGAAGAAGGGATCCCGGCCTGATGAACTGTTGGCATTGTGACACCGAGCTCATCTGGGGCGGTGATCACGACATTGGCCACGAGGACGACGAATACCAGATGGTAACAAACCTCAGCTGCCCGGGCTGCGGGAGCTCGGTGCTGGTTTATCTGCCCAAGGAGCAGGAGGCGGCATAAAGAAGCTGCGGGCAGCGATCGCTCGGGTATCCAGTAGCGGACTACTTTCGTTTACCAAGTAAAACATCCGACAAACCGTAGCTTGAGGGGCAGTCTTACAACGCCAGGACCAGCTAACCCGCTATTGGAAGGTAGCACAGCAACATCATATGGACAACGCCATTTTGAGGGAGACACACAATGGCTCAGACGCACGGGTACCTGGTCTATACGGCCGTCATACCCATTCAAGATAAAGACAAGACCCGAGATTCATATTTCAACAAGGTGCCATACAACGCGAACGAGGCCTTTGTTGAACTGCCGGCAAGCACCTCAGCTGAAAAGATCAGTGGCGTGTTGACGAAAGCAGCCGAGGCCCATGCCAAGAAGATGAAGACGGACGGGCTCCCGGGTAAAGAGACATGGTGAACTGGTTAGGTGAACAGGATCGGTTCGAGCCTGACTTCGAAAGATTTAATGAACTGCTAATCCGATCGGTTGCCGGTCGTGCCCATGATGGAATTCATGTGGCCCACGATTTCCGGCACACATTTCTGGAGAACCCGGAGATGGGCAAACGGGTTTTATTTATGTTGCTAAAGTGGTGCGGCGAATACGACACCAACCCACCGGCCGGCAACGAGGAACTGCAGCGTTGGGCAGGTAAGCGGGAAGTTGCAGCCCGCATCAAGACGGCACTCTATGCCGATTTATCGAGCCCTCAAATGATGGAAGGATCAGAAGAAGATGGCTGACGAAGCACTGGAAGGCGCCGAGGCTACCCCGTCGGAAGACGGCGCCGCGGTTACCCCGGAACAGAGCTCAGAAGTAGGAGCAACAGAGACCGATAGCGCCGGGTGGCGTAGCGGGATCACCGAAGAATCAGATCTAAAGCTGGCGGAGCGATATACATCCCCAGCTGCCATGGCCAAAGCATTGCGCGAGGCCAATGTAAAGATTTCACAAGGAGCACCACAGAAACCTGGAGAGGGCGCAACCGATGAGGACCTGGCCGCATACCGTCAGTCCATCGGTGTCCCGGCGACGGCTGACGCCTACGAGATTACTCAGCCAGAGGGCGTAACCGACGAGCAGTTTGCAGCTGTGAAAGAAGGTCTCACGCCTTACTTAGAACTGGCTCATACTCACAATGCCGGACCGGATCTGGTCGATGCATTTATCCAGTTCGACATGGAAAGGGCTCAGGCCCAGGCCGAGGCACAAGCCAAGGCTGATCAGGACTTCCATGAAGCCACCGAAGCCGCGCTCAGAAAGGAGTGGGGTGAAGACTATCAGGGCAATATGAACCTTGCCCAATTGTATGCCGAGCAGAAAGGCTACAAAGACCTCTATGACATGGAGCTCTCCAACGGGCAGCTTCTGGGATCCTTCCCGCCGTTTGCTAAATTTCTAGCAGAAACGGCCCGGATGGACTCGGAGCACAGTGCCCAGGTGGGCTTGGTGAACACCGAGGCTGGCGTAGACCTGCAAAAGCAACACGCCGAGCTATCGGAAAAGATCCACGCCGCCGTCGCCAGAGGGGAAACCGACCTGGCAAACAGGCTGCAGTCCGATCGTGAGAAGGTGTCAGAGAAGCTGTATGGAACTGGCCAGGTGGTTGGTGCCGGCGGCAGAACAATCTAGTGGTGACGTTCACCATCCTGGTGACCCTTGCATGGTTCAATCCAGGGGATGCGGATAGCAACGCGTTCAGAATATCACATCTAAATGATAGGCCCCTGTCGTTCAAAACAGATGTTCAATGCATGGAGCATGTGGATGAGAACCACCAGGTTATCCGAAATTTTGTAAACAACTTTTACCGGGGCAAAGCTGTTGCCGTGGACATCATATGTGAAGGCCACACAAGCAGCTGATGAAGACCATCGTCCACGTCAATCAACATGTCGTGAAGCGAAACCGAAAGACAGGTGCGTGTGATCCTGTCCTGACGTGCAAGACCTACAAAGACAATACATACGCGCATGAGGTCACCATTGAGGGCCCCTCGCGTATCATTTACCGACCGGACAAGCCCCTCTCTTGTGGAGCCCATGTCTGGATCGAAACAGATTCCGAAGTCGTGATCATCGACCAGGAATAGGCGGTGACACCGGTACCCTGCTTGCAGCCCGGTTGATCCGTAACACTAACCCTGAAGGAACCGTAACGATTAAACGTGCGCCCCACGGGCCCCACAGCTGATCAACACGGCCACCCCGACGGCGGTTTGTCTTTCCTTCAACCTTAAAAGAGGAGGACAAATCATGTCCACTTCAATAACAGCCAGCTTTATTGCTGACTATACCAAGGACGTTCACCTTGTTTTTCAACGTGAAG